AATAGTAACAGTACAGGTGATTTAACTATTACACTTGGAACAATTAACGCAATTTTAACAGGTCCTACAATTAGTGGTTTGGATGCTTCCATGAATAATGCTGAAGGTCGTCTTGGTGGTTTGGATGCTTCCATGAATGATGCCGAGGGTCGTCTTGATGTTTTGGATTCTTCCATGAATAATGCTGAAGGTCGTCTTGGTGGTTTGGATGCTTCCATGAATAGTGCTGAGGAACGTCTTGGTGTTTTGGATTCTTCCATGAATAATGCTGAGGGTCGTCTTGGTGGTTTGGATATTTCCATGAATAGTGTTGAAAACATACTTAATGTAACTGGTATAACAATTACTGAGGTAGATATTAATGACTCATCTGGAGTGTATTTTAGTGACGACGCGAGTTTCAATAACGTGACCGGAAATCAACCAGCAAGTTTCTTGGTAGATTTTTCAGGTAATTTAATAATGCTATTAAATAATTACTACTTTAAATACAATATATTAGATGTATCAAATAGCTATAACGGCGTTGTCAGTAATGTAGTTCCTTAATAATAATAAATATATCTTAAATACTGTATAATAAATATATATGAAATATAATTTTATTATACATGATATTTCACATCATATATGATGTGAAATATCATACAATTAAAATGAATATTTACTTGGTAGTATATAAATGTAAAAATGAAAAGAATAAAAATATAATAGATATATAAGTAGAAAAATGTCCTTTACACGATTCAACGACGATCCGTGTAGAATAAAAAAACAATTACAAGAATCCACTGGTGCCGGAAGATATATGTTGAATAAACCAGGGTGGGGAGCAAATCCTTGTTTCATGGATGACCCTCATATTCGCATGGAGAAATGGGGAGCTAATTTACAGACCAATACCATTAATTTAGAAAGTGATTTATTAGGTTTAACACGTCCTTTAACAAAAGATTGTGAGAGTAACAATTATAAAAAGGCAGAGGTAAAGACATCACCTATTCAATACCCAAAATGCGATCCATTTACAGAACAATCTAGAGTGACGAATCCTGCTTGGTGGTACAGAGATTTAGAACAAAACCATAATTACATTCTTCCATTGGATCCGCAAGAAAATACATGCCTTTCTTTTCAAAATAATTTAAATACACGTATTTTGGAGAAGGATAATTTTGTCGCAAAAGTTTCTTGTATAAAAGGAAGCCAAGGTTCAGTTTTAGCATCAAATTCTTTTACAGGATATGGCGCAGGTGCCAATGTGAATAATTGTTCATCAACGAAAACATGTGGACCAGTTATGAGGCAATAATTTCAATATTGATATGATAGAATGATTTTATATACAATAGTATATGAAAATAGTATAATACGTAAAAATTTATGTAGTATCTTATATATAAAAATATTTATATAAGATATATATATAAAATGGAAATAGCAGTTCCACTGATAGCATTAGGAGGATTATATGTTTCATCTAATCAAGAAGAAAAAAAAGTAAAAAAAGAAGGCTATGAAAATATGGGAAAACCAGTGAATTCATTGCCCAATTACGAACAACCGCCCATTAATTATCCAAAAATGAAGCCGATTACTGGCAATAACGCTAGTCCAAACGCACCTTATAGAGATCCCAATGTTGTAACCGATCGTTATTTCAAGCAATCTACTTATGAAGACAATCGCAATGGACCCGACCAATTTGGCTCAATGGCAAAAACAAATCAATTTACTAGTTTAACTGGTGAACCGGTTACTAAGAATGAATTAAAGCACAACAATATGGCACCCTTTTTTGGAGGTAAAATGCGTGGAAGAACTGTAGATGCCAATATTTCCGAGTCTATTATGGATAACATGAATGGTTCTGGAAGCCAACGCATAAGAAAACAAGAGCAAGCACCCCTTTTTAAGCCACAAAAGGATATGCGATATGCTCATGGTGCTCCTAATCAAACTGACTTTTATCAATCACGTGTTATGCCAGGATCAAAAATGTCAAATGTGAAATTATGGGATGAACAAAAAGTGGGTCCAGGTTTAGACGCAGGTTATGGAACAGAGGGACAATTGGGCTTTAATTCAGGTATGGCTGCTAGAGAGAAATGGACTGATAGAAATGTAGATCAGTTACGCGCTGAAACAAACCCCAAATTGACATTTGGACTAGAGAATCACGAAGGTCCCGCTCATTACTACAATAATGCTCCCGCCACGAAAGAGACACAAGGTAAAGTAGAAAAATATTTGCCAGATACTTATTTCGTCAATACACCCGATAGATGGTTAACTACCACAGGTTTAGAGAAAGGACAAACATCAAGATCCATTCAAATGAACAAGGAAGTCAACCGTACGACAGCAACAAAGGAGTACTTTGGTGGCGATTCAAATACAAACGGTAACAAAACATATATTTCTGGAGAACACGAAGCGCCAAAAAGACCTCAATTAGACCCTAATCATATCACAAATCCTAGTGCTAAGGGTGCTGGAGGAGCAAGTAGTGGTGATTATGGTATTGGTGGATATAAAGCATTGCCAAATAACCGTTCAACTGTTCAAAACGATCATGGTTTTGGCGTTGTAAATGGATTTATGAAGGCTGCTATAGCACCTATTATGGATATATTAAGACCTTCTAGAAAGGAAAATGTTATTGGAAATATTAATCCAAGTGGTAACGTCCAATCCAGAGTCAATGCTCCGCGTATATTTAATCCAGCAGACAGAACTGCTACAACTATTCGTGAAACGACGGAAGGATTATTGGATAATAATCACTTGAATGTGGAGGGACAGAGAGATGGTGGTTACAAAGTGAGCGAACAACAATCAGTAGAACAGCAAAGAGATAGTACCAATAATGAATACTACGGTGATGGTGGTATGAATACAGGTGTTTCCTTGTATAATGCGGCTTATAACCAGAGAAATAATGTGAATAAGACCTATAAAAATCGTCCTAATCAAGGAGGTATGGCGATGTTAAATAGTGAACAACATATTAAAATAGATAAAAACGAGGCAGATAGAATTAATAATAGAGCTACAGTAAGAAGTGGAAATGGAGGTATTAATAATGCGATACCTTCTGTTGAAACACATGGAAAAATGAATATGCCACAATATTATGACAATTGTCAAGATTGCGAAAGAATTAATCCCGATATCTTAACTGCTTTCAAGGAAAATCCTTATACTAAGAGCTTAGGAAGTTATTAAGTGTTTAATAGTCGTTAAAAATATTGATTAAAAATATTGATTAAAATATTAATATAAATGTATATTAATATTTAATTACACACAATGAATTCGTTATTCAGTTCTAGTTCTAGTTACAGATTAGAAGAAGGAGATTATTTTCCATTCATCAATTTACAGTTCCACTCAGGTCAACCGAAACAAATTCATAGTTTTGTCGATGATAAAGAATTTATGATTATTGTCGTAAAAAATATAGAACAAATCACTCATTTTAACCGCGATAGTCGTTATAACACTATAATATTATACAAAGAAGGGACTCCGCCAGATAATATAAAATTGATATGTTGTAATACCTCGCTAATATATAATTTATTTGAAGATTGTAATGAAAAAATACACATGTATTTATTGACTCCAAACAGAAAAATATATAATAAATATGAGCTAGAATCAGTAGGTGACTTTAACACACAATTAATAGAACAAAACAAATATAGTAATCATAATATACCCTATTTATTAATCGAGAATGTTTTGAGTGAAGAATTGTTATCGAAAATTCAACTATATTATGATAGTAATAATACTATACATCAAACACACCATACATCAACAAAAAATAGACATCATATACATCCAAATAAACAATTAGAAATAGATCTCGATAATAAACTATCAAGGTCTTTATTTCCTGAAATAAAAAAGATATTCAATTTTGACGTGAATTACCGAGAATTATATAAAATATGTAGTTATGACGCAGAAACTGGTGGACGATTTCATGCTCATCGTGACACCCCTACTCCATTCCAACATAGAAGATACGCCATGTCCTTGTTTTTAAATGACGACTACGAAGGGGGCGAATTTGAATTACCGGAATATAATTTTAAAATAAAACCGAAAGCAAACTGCGCTATAATCTTTCCAGGGATTTGTAGTCATAAAGTAAATCAAGTGACAAATGGGTCGAGACGTGTAATTATTACATTTTTCTGTAGTGAAATCGAAGGTAAAACAAAAGATAATCCGACATACGCAGTAAAATCCAATTTTTTTAAGGAACATCATGTAAAGTATAGCGAAATTTATCCCAAATAAACTGATTCTATTATATTTTGTATAACTTCCATTTTATAATGAATTTTGTATAATTAATCTTATATTAGTATAAAATAATCGTTTTCTACAATAGGTTCATTCTGTAATTTTTTAATAACAATGTCATTTAAAAAATGAGTAAAAAATTCATTTAATAATATTTTATATTCACCGTATTGAACATTCATACAAGGCCATGAATTAATTTCTATTATATAAGGATCATTATTATCATCAAGTATAACATCTAATCCTAATATTTGAAAACAATTATCTTTAAAACTTAATTTATTTGTAATTATATTACACATTTCTTTTACTACCTTTTGTAGTTTTTCAAAACTATTTTTATAAAAACTGGTTTTATTGTAATGTTGATATCCTATTTTTGAAATATCATGTTCAACGTGTGTCGTACGATCTAAATTATTTTTGTCATAATTATTGAGATGAATAATACAACAACCATTAGTGGTTAAATAAAATTCATTATTAATTATTACCATCCAAATTCTTATTACAAATTTTTTTTTATCAATTAACAACATATTTTCTATTTCTTCTTGAATTATATATGGTCTATTGTCCGCAATAATATGATTTTTTATATCTGTAATATTATTATAGATATACACTTGTTTTCCACCATTATTTCCAGCATATTTTAAAAAATGATTTTTTTTAGAATTATCTTCTAATTCATCTACATGAAAATATGTTTTGGGAACTCCCTTTGTAATATTATATTCTTTTAATAATTGATAAAATGATTTTTTATTATCAATAAAGGCCACAGATGATTGTGGATAATGTTGTAATTTATGAACTATTATTTTAGGGTTAATATTCCATACAAAATCTGTTTTATTATTTACTAAAGATTTTTCAAAAGAATGGTTTTGACTAATAATATTATTAAATATTGGATTGCCACATTCATATGTATACATATTATTATTGTGCCACTTCTTATCTTTATAATAATAACCATTTTTTAATTTATTAATTACATTTTCTTCTCCGTGAATGTGAAAATATTCTTCTAAGGTTCTATTTAAACCTAATCCATACAAAGAGATATTTGTTTTCATATCATCGTCTAATTCCTCAATAGAACATAACCCGTAATAATATAAAACTCTTTTCCATGCTGATTTACCTTTATTTACGTTAGAAGGAGCAAATATTCTTTTGTTATTAATGTCATAATGTAAAGTTCTCTCATAACTAGTAGCTAAAATATGCTGAGTAGGTACATACAAATTCCACCCATGAGTAAATAACCGTATAGCATAAAACTGTTGTTCTATGGTTTGGTAACTATAAATTAATGTTGGATCATACGGAACTTCTTTTATAAACGAACTTTTTCCAAATAACAATGCAGCACTTAAATAATAAGTATTGTGTAATTTATTGATGTTATGGTGTATTCCACATGTTACAGATCCTAATTTAATACTATCCATAGATATAGATTGAAATTTCGGCGTTGATTTATTTAACGGCCATGTTAAATGTTCATTTTTTCGTGATATAGATATAGGAAAGTTCGTTAATATTCCTTTTTCATCATTACATAATTTCCAATTATTTATAGCAATAATATCCCAATCCTGAAAAAAACGTGTATGGCAATCTATTTGTAAAAAATATTCTTCATTGGTTAGTAACTTAGTACAAAAATATCTCGCGTATGTTGGACCTTTTGCCTCCGTATAGTGCATTTTTACTACTTTAACTTGAGGATGCGATTCATATTTTTCAAAAAAATTATCTGAAGGATCATATTGAAGACATACTCCAAATATTATATTTTCTGGATATTTTGCTTTTACTAAACAATCGTCAATTGTATTTATGATATCATTATCAACAAAGCACGCAATAGATACGAATATATTGTTATTGTTATTGTTATTGTTATTGTTATTGTTATTGTTATCAGAAGTATCAATGAAATTAGCCATTTACACTCTTATAATTACCCTAGAATAATATACTATATAGAATAACGTAAAAAGAATTAAAAGTAATCATATAAATAGTATAATATACCGATTAATGTCATTAACCATTCATGAAAATATTGTAGAGAAATT